CAGCTTTCGCAACCCCTTAGCGGGGTCTATTGCAAGGTGTATACTTTGATACGTTTGTAACCTTTCGACCCCGGTAAAGAAACGACCGGGACCCACTCACCACGATATTTCACGTGAGGAGTAGGACTTTCTTGCTTTCCACCAGCAGCATAGATAGAATAGCAAGGCAGAGAACGATCACATGGCGAAGGCCGTCTATTTCGACGACCCAGGCGTGTGTACGTTTCGAAAGTGAAACCAGCCCATCCTTGGTCACGCCGATGAGGGACGAGATGGCCATCTCGCAAGAGATGACCATCACCGTATCCATCGGGGCCAAAGATCCTGAGCCCGACCGGTATAAAACCGAGCACATCAAGCGCTCGATTAAAATCATAATTCCTAACATAGAAATTATGGATCCGGAAAAGGTCAGCGTACGTCAGTAACGACTTGACGTACAGAGGGCGAATATCAAAGCCGTCAAAGTAGTCCTTCCCGCAAGATTCGCGGAAAGCACCGACCCAATAGGACTTCTCAGCGTTAATCGAGAAGCCGCAGACACGCAAGATATTCAAAGCGTGCTTCGCCATATCTGTCGGGATAATGATATCATCCCCATAGACACTAACGAAGAAATCGGATCTCCGGTGTACCTCCATAACCCCCTCCATCAGGCCCCAAAAAATCAGGGTCTGCAGAGGGAATGTGAAGCCGTTACCCATTGATGAAAACTTGTGGAGTTTAACCACAGTGTCGCCATCACGGATAACGCCGGTACGCGCCATAGAAAGAAGCGCATACCAATCAACCGGAAGGAGGTGTGCAACAAGCTCCGTGCTAACGGAGTCTGAAGCAGACGACAGGTCCAGGGTTGCTAAAGCCCCGGTAAGAGAACCGTAACGAGCCAATCTTTGGTTACGAGACTGGTCCCTCACGTCCTGCCCAACGCGCAGCAACATTCTCGCTAGATAACGGCCTATACCCCCTTGTAACATAGTGTTGCACGTGGGTTCGACCATAATAGAGCGGTACGTTTTCGCGTTCTTTGGTACGAACGACAGCTTACCATCATGAATTTCGATGGGAACTGTCCAGCTTTCATGCTCTTCGATATCTTGAAGAGAGTGAACCCGAGAATACTCAGGGATCTCTGATAAAAACTCGGAGATCAGCGGTAGCATGTCCGTACTACACGATGGTACATGCGTTAATTTAGTACGAACGCATGCGTTTCTTCTTCGAACGGAAGTAGTCGCGCCAGGTCCGAAACAGAAATCGAGCTCTGATAGGCTCGGAACACTTCCTAGGCACAGGGCAATTTTCTGCTGAGCAACGTAAAGTATTTGCTCAACATCACGTGTGAATTGAAACTCACCGTGAGCCCACGACCGAAAGATGTGATTCGTCTTTAGACATTCAATCTCGGTACGATAGAACTTAGTTCTAGCGACGCTTTCTTTGTCCGCGCCGATCTCTAGAGGTTCGAGCTTTTGAAAATAAGCGAGAGCCTGTCGGAGATCACGCAGACATGAAGCAGAAAGTCGTCCACTATAGTCAGGTTCATACTCGCACAAAGTTGAGAAGCTACGAGAGCGAATAAGCTCAAGAACGTAGCGGCCAACCTCGCCACTTTCATGGCAGTGCGATGACGCGAGATCCGAGAGGATCTCAATCGAAGAGTCATAACTAAACTCCTCGTCCCATGCGGGCTGAATAGCCATATGCAACCTCCAGTGGAAGTAAAGTGAAGACGATTAAGTTGGAGCCACCGCCGTATCAATCAATAACGGCGCTGGCCCCGACGTTGCAGCAGCAACTGATGCAGTGATATTGTTCATGATATTCACGAGCAACATCCTTGCTAGGCGCGTATCTGCAATAGTCGCGCGAGCACTACTAAAGCTTGTGGCTTCAACAGTGTTCGTATAAGCGACTTTCGGAGCGGCAGTATAACCAGCCGCGTTCTGGTCCCCGATCGCTTCCATAACGGGGATCTCTACGCGCACACTACGTTTCCACACACCCGATGAGAGTTGTTGACTCCGCATCGTAACGGTACCCTGAGCATCGAACGGGATAGAAACATCCTGTTCACGCCAAAGAGCCGTCGTTATACCTTTCTCAGTAGAAACCGAGATAGGCTTAAACGTGTGTTGGACGGGTGTGGATGCGCCATCATAGGCGACCAAATCAGCCATATCGGCCATATCTAAAACTCCTACAAGAGCTCGTTTCGAACGAAGCTCAGCGGACATACCGCCATTGTTAAGAGCCTTTCAGACCACGAACCGAACCTCCACCTAGAACTTGCACTGCGGCGCCAAAGAGTGCCACAGCATCAGCAAGCCTAGTCCCTGGATTATTACCCAGGGGATTACGAAAGTTCGGCAAGTTGACTTCAAGGGTGTTTGTGATCGACCTGTTTAGACTATAAAAAGACGAGGACCCAATGGGCTCATCGTCTATAGTCTGGATATAACCAGGTGGATCAGCGATCACGCCGCCAGTGATTCTAAAAGAAAACCACTGAAAACGTGACCTAACATAAACTCCTTCGGTCCTTCCGAAGGTTGAGCGAAAACCAATATAAGAACCTATTGGAATCGACCAATCGACGACGAAAGACCAAGGGAGTAACTCCCAAGCAATTGTAGCCGGGTCAGAGAGACCAAGATACTCAGGCAAGGAAAACGGCTTCTCTTTAGCATAGCATATAAGTTGTTGGCTATGCCTACCTGTGCCACTAAATTCCCATATGGAAGAACCATTTATTCCAAGGAAGTTAGAGGCTTTAAAGACCGCGCCGCGCGGGGTGTCCCGTAACTTAATAGCTTGTGATAGGTTGTATATATCACTTAAGAACGGGCGCCAGCCGTAACGAAGGGCCAACCAGTCGCCTGTTGGCGACCTCTTCTTTGGAACATGCGGGTGTACTTTTAATACACGGGCAGCTCCCGAGAAGTTTCCCTTCTTTACCAATCTAGCGGCTGCAGTGAGAGTGCGAAACGAATCGGCCATAAGGTCTACCGTTTCACCGAGTTCGCCGATGAAAACACCGGCATTCCACTCGTGCTGGTTGATCTTCTTCTGAAGACGAGCCAGCAATTGATACTCAGCATCTTGCGTCCAACCAGGGATTACAACGTAATCCCCGATTGTGTAAGGCTGGTAGCACTCTTGGAATAAAGCACCGTCGATGTAAATCCGACGACGAAAACGTCCATGAAAGTTGGAAGAACGGTACCCAGAATACGCGTGAGGTGTTAAATCTCCTTCGTATGCTCGGTCGGCTCCAACCCATTGACGAGTATAACGCTGCCCCCAAAAAGAGGTAGCGCCGCTACACCGCGTGAAAAACACACGGTCGTCTTCGTCGACTACACCAGATGTCATGCTCATTCCCCTCCAGTAACTAACGTGGAGGAAGCTGAGATATATAGCTTACCGTCTCACGACGGGTGGCATAACACGAAAGTGTCAGCCATAAAGAAAGAACCCTCTTTACACATCAACCGCGTAATTCCGGTCCATGAAATACGGATCGGATTCTCTGTAAAGCCGAAAGGCTTCACGAAGACGAGAGAGTAACTCCTTGCAATCCGCTTTCAACAATGAAAGCGGGTATGTCCCTCTATCAAATGAGGCACACGATCCGATGAAATGACGATACCACGTGCTAACGCTAACTATAGCTTTAACACATTCAGGTGTCGTGTTATTCATACGAGCAATATACTCAGACCAAAAGTTATAGTCTAAGTTATGCTCATACAGATCCGATGGTGAATTGTTACTGTTAAACATCTTACGATGGAGAACGAGTAATTCGTGCAGCATGACAGCTTCCTTAATAGGAATCGATAACATGGTGTTACTCCTTTTACTCAGGTTGAGTGGAG